TTATATTTTAAGACACGAAACTATATACGATAATGTCGGCGTTTGAAGAAGCAACAGTAAGTAGACAATTCAGACAAACACTACCGTCAGGTCACTATGATATGATTATTGTATCACTTGTTCACCAGAAAAATAACATGATCTGGCATATTGCCAATAACATTAAGAAATACGTTCATGGTCGCTTTTTATGGATAGTTCATTGCAATTCGGAGATTATGATTGACGAAAATACTCTCCCTGACTTTGCATGGATGGTTCGAAACCCTATCAAAACAACGGGACACAGATGGTCTGTAGCTCTTACACACGGTATCTGTCGTGCACTTGAGTTTGCGATTGAGAATGTTACTTTTACGAATGCCCTAATGATGAGTTCTGGATCTGCTTTTTTCAGACATTATGACGTTCCCACGTTTCCTCGCATTGGGTTGATCAACCACACCTCTCTACTTAGCTTAAGCAGAGGTCAACATACGATGCCTGTTCCGATTGAACGTATTGAGAGTTCATCATCTTATATTCTAGAAAACGGTAGTGAGATTCCGTGGCTATACGATAGGTTCGAAAAGGATATACCAATCCATCACCTGTTTAAGAAGTTTAAGTGGCTTAAAGGAGGCCAGTGGTCTGGAAGCATTTTTCCGTATGAAGTCGCAAAAGATGTTGCGGCGGATATGAAGAGCGTTGAAGCAATTTCATGCGATACAACACTCCGCGATTATGCTCGCGAAGAGATAGTGTTTTCAACATATGCATATAATTATGCTGTAACAACAGGCATGACAATAAATATGCTTGAAACTATTACTGATTGGGATTATATGTACAATCCGACCATCGAACGAGTAATACAGTACAGATCCGTAGCGGGATTATTTCCGGGCATTGGACATCTTGTATGTCGATTGGAGGATAACTATGAAGGTACTCGTGAATTTCTGATGAGATGAGATAGTTTATATTCAAAACGAATTTTTAGATTTTCATAAAAAAGAATGATACACAGAATGGCTGATCTTTCTAAACAGTACCGCAAGCATACGCATCGTGAGCACATTCTGTCTTTGCCCGATACCTATATCGGCAGCATTGAGAATTCGAACGATGAACTATTTGTAGTAAAAGACGATAGCTTTGTCCTTGAGACAATTTCAAACTTTAATCCTGGATTTTACAAGCTCTTTGATGAACTACTTGTGAATGCACACGATCACGTCGTACGTCTTCGCCAGAAAGGTTCAAAGAATCCTGTAAAGACAATTGATATTAGCGTTGCCGATAATGTTGTAACGATCAAGAACGACGGTGAGTCTATTGATGTCGAAAAACATCCGGACTACGGTGTTTATATTCCTCAAATGATCTTTGGAGAGCTACTCACATCTACAAACTACGATAAGGAAGAGAAAAAGCTAGTTGGTGGCAAGAATGGTTACGGAGTTAAACTTGTAAATATCTTTGCTAAGCAGCTCAAGATCACTGTCGTAGACGGCGTTCGTGAACTTAAATACGTACAAACATTCGAAAATAACATGTCTAAAATTGGAGAACCGTCTGTAAAATCAGCAAAGGTAAAGCCATATGTTCAGATTGAATGGACTCCAGACTTTGCTCGATTTGGCTGGAAGGATGCATCTATCCCCGAAGGTCTACTCAAGGTCATTCAGCGACGAGTGTTTGATCTTGCAATGACAGTTGGGAAAGAAGTTCGCGTTACATGGTGCGGCACACCAGTTAAGTTTCGCGATCTTACAACGTACGCTTCCTGGTATCTGACGAAAGATACAGCCATCGTCACAGACGCTCCCCAAGTGGGCTGGCAGATTGCAGTCGCTGATAGTACATTTGATCGTGCGTTTAATGTTTCGTTTGTTAACGGCATTTGGACCCGGTCCGGCAAGCATGTGGATGAAATTACGAATCAGATTGTTTCGCATATTGTGAATTATCTGGAGACTAAGAAGAAAGTTAAAGTTAAACCAGCACTTGTTCGTGACTCTCTGGCAGTGTTCATTCATTGCTTTGTGGAGAATCCTTCGTTTAGCAGTCAGACTAAAGAAGTTCTCACTTCGAAAGTTTCATGCAAATTGAGTGATGAGTTTCTTAAGAAGGTTGTAACGAAGTTGAATATTGTTGAGAAGGTGCTTGAACAGCAAAATGTAAAGGATAATAAAGAGAACGCAAAGACCGATGGAAAGAAACACAGTAAAATTAGTGTTCCTAAACTGGATGATGCAACGCAGGCCGGAACAACTAAGAGTCACGAGTGCACGCTCATTCTCACAGAGGGAGATTCAGCTAAGGCGATGGCTCTATCTGGTCTATCACAGGAACAGCGAAAGTTCTATGGCGTCTTTCCTCTGCGTGGTAAGCTACTTAACGTGAAAGATTCGTCTGTTCGCAAAGTAGAACAGACCGAAGAGGTTGCAAATTTGAAGAAGATTCTGGGTTTGGAATCAGGAAAAAAGTACAATGATATCAAGTCACTTCGTTATGGAAAGATTCTGATCATGACCGATCAGGATTATGATGGTTCTCACATTCGTGGTCTACTCATTAATATGTTTCACGAGCTATGGCACGAACTCATTCAGGTGCCTAACTTCATTACCTACATGGCCACTCCAATTGTAAAGGCAACGAAAGGTTCTAATGTAAAGTCATTCTATACTCAGTACGATTATGAGGAATGGCGAAAGACTGATGCTTCTAAGGGTTGGAAGGTTAAGTACTACAAGGGACTTGGTACTTCAACTCGCGACGAAGCCAAAGACTATTTTAAGACCATGAACATTGTACCGTATTCGTATACTGACGAATCCAGTGATAAATCGATTGAGCTGGCTTTCAACAAAAGCTTGGCCGATGATCGCAAAGATTGGCTCAAGACGTATTCACGTAGTGAAATTATTAATGCGAATCCTGGACAGCGTGTTCCATACGAGGAGTTTGTACACAAGGATCTGATTCACTTCTCGAATTATAATTTGGAGCGATCAATTCCGAATGTAATGGACGGCCTCAAAACGTCGCAGCGTAAGATCCTATATTCTGCATTTAAGAGAAACTTGAAGAATGAAATTCGTGTAGCTCAATTTGCAGGATATGTATCTGAGCATTCTGGTTACCATCACGGTGAGGCATCGCTGACGGAAGCAATTGTAGCTATGGCTCAGGACTTTGTAGGGTCAAATAATATCGCGTGGTTTGTACCGGAGGGTCAGTTTGGTACTCGTCTTCAGGGTGGTAAGGATTCAGCTTCGCCCCGTTATATTCACACATTCCTACAGCCTTACATTCAACATCTTGTACCTGCTGATGATCTAGACTGTCTAGTGTATCGGGATGACGATGGTACTCCTGTAGAACCCGAATGGTATGCACCCATTCTTCCCATGCTACTTGTGAATGGATCTCGTGGCATTGGTACCGGGTATAGTACGAACATTCCATCTTTCAATCCAAAAGAGCTTAAGGCTGCACTTACCGAATGGCTTGAGAAGGGAACTGGACTTGAGCGTGAATTTGTACCTTATTACGAAGGATTCAAGGGTACAATCGTAAAAGATGCAAAGAATGATTATATTGTTAAGGGTGTTTGGAAGACCGAGAAAGATATGATGACAATTACAGAGCTTCCAGTCGGAACGTGGACAGCTGACTTCCGGGAGACGCTTGACAAAATGGTTACCGATGGAATTATTAAAGACTTTACAGATACATCAACGGACATGGATATTCTTGTGAAGGTAAAGGTTGGTGCTGATGTAGCTGCAGTTGAGAAGCAGCTGACCGACAAGATCAAACTAACGAACATGCACGCATTCAATTCTAAATGCATCATTCACAAGTACAATAGTCCAAACGAGATCCTATCTGAGTTTGCAGTTGTACGACTTGATCTTTATGCAAAGCGTCGTGAACACCTACTTAAGGTTCTGAATGATAAACTTCCTTACCACGAGAACGTAGTTCGATTTATTCGTCAGCAGTGTCAGGAGAAGCCTGTTCCGGACATTCGTCGTAAGACTCGTGAAGAATGTGATGTTCTACTCAAGAAGGAAAAGTTTGAACTCATCAAGGAATCTTATGATTATCTGATGAATCTTCCTATTGCTTCATTGACCCTAACAAATGCAACTAAGCACGAGAAGGAACTTGCGGAACTTAAGAAACAAATTAGTGAACTAGAAGGAACGACTCCCAAACAGTTATGGCTTTCTGATTTGAAGAAGCTTAAATTTTAATGATATAATTGAGAGCTAAATATGGTTGCATATTATTGTGAGCCGCTCCGCCGCCGGCGTTATTTATGGTTATGTTTGTAACTGCTGAAACAGTAGTAGCAACTGTACTTTTTATACTAGATAACCTATTAATACCGGCAGTTCCGTCATTATTCTGATCATTTGCAGCAGCGTTTATAAGAGCATGACTGTGACCCGGGTCATTAATTGTATGTGTGTGTGCAGGTATTTCATTAACAGTTAATGTATGGTTTTCTTCTCCTCCAGTACCGCCAAGCGCATAATTATTTGTCGTATTTGTACCAACACCAACAACTGTTTTTTGTCTTAAATCGGGAACGTTAAACGTAGTTGTTGTATCACCGGCTCCAAATGTTGTTCCAATAACTCCAAATAATACCGAATATCTTGTTCTGGTAACGGCACTACCATCGCACAAAAGCCAACCAGTCGGAGCAGTGGTTCCTGCGAATATAAGTATACTTCCTGAAGGAGCTGAGGAGATTCCTGCAGGACCTGTTGCACCTGTAGAAGCTGTAGGACCTGTGGCACCAGAAAGACCCGTAGGACCCGTAGGTCCCGTAGGACCACTAACGCCAGAAGCACCAGGAGCACCAGGAGCACCAGGAGCACCACTACTACCGCTTGGACCCGGACATGTAACAAGTTTTGAAAATGCAAGATATTCACTTGCCGATAGCATTCTTAATTTATAGTTAAATAAAGACTTTCACATTTTTGCACATACAAGAATAATGGCAAGTCAATCATATCAAGAATTATTAGCAGAGACTTATCGAGAAACTGAAAATTTACAAGAAGATTTTACAGAAGAAGAGGAGGAACCTGATATCGACGGTCACCAAGAACGCGACTACGATATAAGTGAAGTAGCTGATCAGGATGCATTTAAAAAATTTGCTGGAAATCGTGGACATCCAGAAACAATTCCTAAACCAGCTCAGTTCACCGACAAAGGCAAAAATAGTATACGATACGAAAAAGATATTCAAATTTATTCATTTAATATTGATAGTCGATTTCGCGATTATACTAAACTAACAAATCAAACAAACACAATTCTCGCTCAATTATTCCCAACCCCCGCAGCAAATACATCTCTAGATGAATCAGGTAATTTAATACTAGGGGGGACTTTAGCTGGAACAACACCTACAGATTCGTTCAGTTCATCACAGTCATCTAATTTTATATTTACACTTCCACGTACCATAAAAAATGTATACTCGGTTGCCCTTACGTCAATTGAATTTCCTAATACATTTTATGAGTTTGATGCGGCATTGTATAATAACACCACAATGACAATTATTGATTTAAGCAGTCCCAACAGTGGTGCTATCTATAATGTACGTATTCCCGATGGAAATTATGATACATTTACTAATTTTGCTTCGGCTGTTCAATATGCAATACAAAATTCAGTAAATCCAAATGGTGTTGTTAATACTGTATTTCAGTCATTTAAAGTTACGTATAGCACTTTAAAAGGGAAAATGATTTTTTCGAATCCAACACAATTTACATTTAAATTTCCCAGAAGTATACATCCTAGTGGAAATGGCCTTGGTTATTTTTTAGGGTTTAGTCAAGTAGATTATACAAATAGCCCAAGCCAAACAGGAGAAATTTCTTCATCATTATATGGAAATACTACAGCGGGTTTAGTCGCTACGTATGGAGTATCGAGCACTGGACCTCCATTAACAACTGATTACCGATTAGCGGCTGAAAATATTCCTGTTATTTTATCAAACAATTATATTTATATTGCATTAAATGATTGGAACGTAATTGTTCACCGTGATTTTAATAATGCACACTTTTATGCATTTGCAAAAATTATGGTTCCTGCTGTAAAATACACAATTGTATATGACAGTGATACGACAAACACAACTGTGAAAGAGTACTTCTTTCAACAACCAAAAGATATAACTAAAATTGCTATCACACTTTATGATGCATATGGAAATATACTGAATCTTCAGGGAGCTGATTTTTCATTCACACTTGAACTGAAACAGATATTGAATATGAACTTATATGAAAGCCTTCGTGAACTCTAATTTTGACACTGTAACCCTCCCACACGAGGTTTCAAACACTTTGCAATAGATGTGTATGTAATTTGATCAAATAATACAGGAGGACAACCTGTTGCTGCCTGAATAGGGTTTCGGTTAACCGCTATTCTACCTGGAAACTCAACTTTTAAGAGCGTAGCTTCTGCCTTTACTCTTATTCCGTTTGTATACGCTGCGGATGACTTCATTTATCTTCTGTTACAGGAATTCTTATCTTACGACGTTTGGTAACTACAGGAACATTCCGTTCTTTTGGGGGCTCCGATTTAAGCAACTCAAAACGTTGACGCGCTTGTTCGATCGATACGCCCTTGTACACCAGATCCAGTTTCAATTTGAGGAGACTGTCCATAATCATTAGTTGGAACATTTCTTACGGCGTTTAGCCATGGATTTGCAGTAAAGGGTATCTTCTTTGGCTCTTCGGGAGCTGTTCCATGACTGCTGTACAAAAAGAATCCAAAAGATCCAATAACTAAAACTAGCAAGCTAACATTCCACCACCAGGAAAATAGAGAATCACGAAATGATTTTACAGACAACAAGTTATTTTGAACACGTTCTACGTTGTCTTGTACCAAATGAAACATCTTTGCTACATACAAGAGGAATCCTATGGGAACACTGGGCGCAGTCTATGGAATCTCATTTGTTGCAGGTAGTCTTGCATCAATGGGTTCCGCCTACATGGCATCTCAAATTTATCCAATTGAAGATGAAGGCGAAGACATTAATTTATTAGTAAAAAATCCGGAAGTTACGTCTCAAGAAGGTGGTGTCAAAAATACTGTTAAATCCTTACAAGCTGCTATAGATGCAGCTAAAGTAAGAATAGACGGTATTATAGCAAAGAAACAAAAAGGATGGCAAATTGAATCTGCTAACATACAAAAAAGAATAAATGGATGGGAAAAAGAATTAAAAATTGCAAAAGAAGCCCAAGCTAAATACGATACTGCTCAAGCTGCTAAAAAGGCTAAATACGACGCTGCTGAAGCTGCTAAAAAGGCTAAATACGATGCTGAACGATCAGAAGCTGAAAACGCACCTTCAGGACCTCTTTCTCCCGTAGAACCTATTGGGGTTGATTATAAGAGTCTATCTATCAAAACAGACCATAATTGTGGTGGAATGCATATTGGAAATAAAGGCACTGAGGGAATTATACTTTCGGCCGGACATTGTATTAAAAATTTTGAACGAGGTAGTACAGATCCCACGTCTGTTACTTACAATGATAACACAAAAGCGAAAGTAACTAGCGTATACAGCCTAGGGTTTACTGCCGATACAGCTTATAAAGATGCTTCTCTTATTGCTGTTGGTACAACTAAAAACACAGACAATATCTTTTTACTTGAAAATCCCAATAAGTTACCCGAAGACACAGTTTTAAAATTTTACAGTATAACTACTGGTAGAAAGTGGGATAATACAACTGCAAAAATTACCGATATTAACTTTGTTGAAGCAGATATAGAGAGAAGTGGAATTGCAGATGAAGCACTATACCCTGATTTTAGAAAGTATATCCGAGGAATATGTTCAGACCCTGTAATAAGTCCAGGTGATTCTGGTAATCCAGTTGGAATTGAAAATGGTAATAAATTTATTTTAGTTGGATCTGTAACAATAGGCCGTAACCAAACATGTACTTCAATCAGCACGGTGTCTCAATTTATAGAACAAATAAAAGCGTATCAAATTACTGTAAATACCGCAACGTATAACGAAGACACAAAACAATATACGTTTAAAAGAGCCTCCGATGGACCTGTTGAGCCTCCACCGCCTCCACCGCCTCCACCGCCTGACGAAGACGAAGACGGTTATATTCCTCCCCCCAATCCACGTATTACGCCCATTCTTCCCACTCCTTCTCAAAAAATTCTGATAGATCAAGCGCTTAACAGAGTATTTAAAGACGGAGATCGTAACTACAAAGCCCTTACATTGGCGATTGAACTCTTTGAAGGTAAAGATGTAAATAAAAAGCAATTTACTATGTCATTTACTACACGCACATGCGTTCCTAATTCTATTAAGGAAGAAGTTCCTGAAGAAAATCGTGCAGCGTTTTGTGAATATATTTACAAAAACAGTTCAAACGAAGATGAACGTGGAAGAAAGACAGAACTTTATCGTTTGAGCTTTAGACGAGATAAGCAATTGCAAGTTTTTATTGATGAATTTATTCGGTTAGAAAAAGAGAAGGGAGACCCAAATGCCATTAGAGAAGAGTCTCCTCCACCGCCTCCACCTCCTCCACCGCCGCCTGCAGTTAACAATTGTCTAAACGGATATCCGCTGTTATATAACGATCCCTTTTTTGGCGAAGATCATAATGAAAGAGATACCCTAACCCATGGACTTAACCAATATCAACTTAATCCAGACGATAAGACTATAATAATTGATGGAGTTAGTGTAAGAATTATAAGAATAATACAGGCTTGCCATCCAGACCGTAATGGAGGTATTAGCGCTATAGATACTGCGAGAATTAATCGAATAGCACGATTTTTAAATACTCTAAATGGTTACGATGGGCCTCCACCGCCTCCACCGCCTCCACCGCCTCCACCGCCTCCACCGCCTCCACCGCCTCCACCGCCTCCACCGCCTGACGAAGATAATCCATTTGATCGTCCGCCTCCACCGCCTCCACCGCCTCCACCGCCTCCACCGCCTCCCAATCCGTTTGGTCCGACTGCTACAGAACAAGTCACGGAAAAATTTAAAGCAAGCACCAATGCTTTAATAGTCAAATATAAAGATTTTGTCCAATACAATCTAGGGAAAGATATCATCAATAAGAACTTTTTTAACAATAAAACAAACCCAATAAAACCAAAAGATTTTTTGACATCTTACTCTGCTTTACGAGAATTCAACCCGATCGCATATCCGCCTATAGCATTCGATTCAATCGAACTGTTCATAAATAAAGATCCTACTCTCGATACTCTTTCAGGAGGTGGACAACGTGGCGGAACTATGAAAGATTATGCAGGGTTTGATATTATTTATGCAATCAAATTATTACAAAACAATAATGATGTAATCAAACAAAATGCAAAAGATATAAATGAAAGAGTAAAATTATTTAATTCTGCAAATATTTCATTTATTCCAACTGCAGGTCCTACTAATATTAGTGATGCACTTAAATTTATTATTGAAAATGGTCCATTTGATAACGAAAAATCTCTATTAACAGAAAATGTATACAAAAATACTAGAGAAATAATTACCGTATTTCATAGAGCTATAGGAAATTTAGATTCAACTGCATATGGTGAATTAATTAAAGAAGCTGAAAGCGACAGACAGTCAAAAATAATTGCAGTGCGATCTTGGATACGTTCATTGGCAAAAAGATCTAATGTAACCGAAAAAGATATTCAAAAACTTGTTCCAGATTTGATGACTATTAAACAATTTATTGATATTCTGGCCGAACTAAATGTTAACGAAAATCTAAAAATACGTATTAATAAATCTGTATTTGAAAAAGAGACACCATTAATTCCGAATATGTACGTATTAAATAAAAGTATTAAGAAAATAACTGATAAGGCTAGAGATGCAATAATATTTGATAATATTGTAGATTACTTTGAAACTGAACCAATTTTTGATTTTTTTCTCTTTAAAAATGTTCTCGTTGTGCTTTATGACTTTACATTAGGTAATAAAGATTATGATAAAATTTATATAATACTTTCATATATCATCAACTGGCTAAAAGAAAGAACTCCAAATAGATTAACAAATAAGGATATAATCGATTTTCAAAAGAAGTACCCACAAATTAAGCCAGAACAGCTTGTTGGTGTTTTGGCACTGATGGTTCGAAATAAAATTAAAGTTAAAAATAGTTTAGTGCGTATAATTGATTTTAATGCAATCAGATCCTTATCTGATGCCAGCAAAGTAGACCAAAATATTAAGTTAATTACCATGTTAGTCGACGTTAATCAGGTAACTCTTCCAAAACCGACTATATCACAAGTTCTTCAACTTGAAAAGGTATATGGTACTATAGACACTAATGCTTTACAACTTCCTACGCTTTTTGTCGGTGAAATTATAATTGAAAGTATATCATCCTTAAGCAGTTTAGGTGATATAAATATTACAAAGTTTTCTGACTCATCAAACGATATGCAAAAATTGACTATTGACGGCGATAAAAAAGTTATAAAAGTTATTAAACCCGGAGTAATAATTAAAACTGATCGTTCTAAAGAGATATATAATAATATTACTACAGAGATACTTACAGAGCCTGTGTTAATCGCTCCAGGTTCAACTAAGTCGCCCACCAAATATGAATTGACAATACGAAATAGAAGAGGAGTTAAGAGCGACAATGACAACGCTAAAGGTACATTAAATAGATCTACGGAGATAGATAGAGTGAGCACAATATCATTATTGCGAGAAATTCAAGGAGTTATTAATAAACGAAACGAAGAAGATAGAGAACAAGGTATTGTACGAGGAGAGTATAAAGAAGGTGAAATAGTAAAAAGTGCTAAAAAGTTTGTCAAAGGAACAGATGTTGCTAAAGAAATGAAGATGATGCAAGAAAGTAGGGAGAAGGATAAGCGTATCGAACTTCTAGAAAAATTACAAGAACAGGTTAAAGAAAAGAAAGCAATATCAGACGAAGCCGAGAAAAGGTTTAGAGAAAAACTAGAAAAGGTAGCTCAAGCAAGAAAAATAAAAGAGCTTGAAGATTTGTTAAAAGAACGAGATGCTGGTCTTGCAAAAGAGTATGATAAACTAAAAGAGGATGAAAAAAATAAAAATGATCTCAAAAAACCTGATAGCATGACAGAAGCACAATGGAACGACTTAAAAACATTACTTGGACCAGCTCCAGCTAATGATCTACCATCAATAATATCTACATATAAAGCAACAAATAATTTTAATGTTTCACCATATTATTCAAGCATAGATGCAATGATTAACCAGCTATGGACAAATTTACAAATTAGAAAAAATAATAAGAAAGATAAAAATAAGAATAAAGGAAGACCGCAGCCCGGTGGTTATAACCAAACGTTACGCAATCATCTTCGTGGACTGCGTCGTACATACCGACGTATCTAAATTAAGTTTTTGAATCAATTTATTAATATATTCATTTGTGGAATCGTGACTACAAACTAAAACGTCTTTTGTGCGAGTTGCCAGCAAAAGACGGATTACTTCATATTGCTCTACAGGTTTTAGCTCTTTCATACAAATTATTACTTTTCCTTCTTTATAGACTAATTGTTCGCGAATTGCCTCCATTATTTAAAAGGAGGTTAGCTTCTGTGTATACGGATTGTTCTTGTGAGCATCTAAGATTGACGGGTGATTACGATCTACATGAATATCCTGCTGTAGAGGCTCATTGTAACGGAAAGAACCAAGACTGTCAGCGTGAGCGTTTACGCGCTGGATCGGAGGATTGATACGAGTGGCATCTGAAAGAACAGACTCATCCTTCTTGGTCTGAATTGAGTAACTATCGGCACCCATTGAGAAACCAGTACCCTGAGCACCAGCGGGTCCAGGACGTCCCTCAGTTGTTAACTTCATGAATTCCTGATAGGGCTCTGTGAATGCACGAATGTAGGATGAAAATATAGCGTTGCCTCCCGAAATGCCATTGTACGCTACACTTGTTGAAGCACGAGATGTCTCTTTCATGGGTTGTTCTGGGTAGTTACGCGGAGCAGTTTGGGCACCTACAGCTGTATTCACACGATCCATTCCATATAGAACAAACCGATCGGGCTTATTCTTATTTACGTCAGCTTGAATACCAGGGTGCGTAATTTGAGAAACACCAGGTACAGGCTCCTGAGTGTATGATAACTTCGGGCGAGTATCTATACGAAGTTCATCTGTTGTTTTGGGAAGCCCATACTCACGGAGTTGATCTTGTTGAAAGCCACCCTTACCTAAATTGGTATAGCCATCGTTTGCACCAGGACCAACGCGAACTTGTTCAACGGGGAATATATTCTTCATGTTCTGGCCGGAAACCATGCGAGACTGCATGAAGTCTGACTCGTTGGGATTGCCAAACGGATTACCAGTTGCAGGTTTAGCATCATAGAATGACTTTGTTTCGCTCTTCTGAAAGTACTCCTTGCCAGCTCCCGTGTGATGATCTAGAAGAGTATCTGTACCTCCCGAGTACGTACTCTGCTTTAGTGCGGCTCCAAAGAAAGGTACCTCGTTACTATGACCCTGCTGGTTTTGGGAGTGAATTACGTTGTCAGAATGACTTTCTGTGGGGCGAGGGTCGGAATTTCTAAAGTCTTCACGCTGTTTTCCATCTTCACCCACGCTCGGCTGCTGTACAGCAAGTGCGTATCCAACGGCACCAAGTCCTAGTAAAAGTGCAACTTCAATCATCTTTGTATTTCACATTTACTTTTTCTTTCCTATCTTCACCGGTTCTGTAGCTATTGGAAAAATAGCATGGTTCTGCGGTTTGTGGTGCAACCATGTTAAATTTCGGTGAGTTTGGTCTTGCTGTGACGATGGGGGTGGGTTTATAACCGGAGCAAATCCCGTCTCTTCATCACCTGGAACAAAAATCGGTCTATTTACCGGTGTGTCCAGTGGGTAATTGTGTGTGCTCATTTGTCTTGGGAACAGAAACTTTCAGCTCAGACCAAACATCGCGATTAAAAGGCGATAGTGATATCTTACCAATCATCGACCGGAACTTATTAACCATATTGTTAAATGCAGTGGTATCTGTGCCGGGTAAGGGTAGAGGTAACTTTACATCCTTGTTACCAGGTTTCACACCATAACAATTGACACCAAACTTTGTAGCAGGATCAAAGTAACCACCATTTACACCAGGACGACCACATCCTGTACGTTTTGATTGATCCGTTTCTTGTTGTAAAGCTTCCCATGTGGCCTGTTGTGTCGGATATAGAGCCATTCCACCCTGAGTCCAACCATAACCACACCATTCGGCACCACCCGAGAACGCTTCCATTATTTGGTCATACGATGCAAGCTCGGACTCGTACGCTGCACAAAGAGCAGGAGCTTCATCATATGTATAGTTGTTACCACTTACGTAAAAAACTTCTTTCTTTTCAATCGGCTTCATTGTAGCCGTTTTAGATGCCGGCGCAGGTCCAGCAGCTGTTTCGTGAAATCCAAGATCTAGACCATTCTTAGAAAAATCAACTGTAAATACTCCAAACTTTTGAAGAAGGTAAAACAGAAGAGCTGCAAGTCCCATAACTACAAGAACTGATATGATACTACCCGTACCTATAAATACGAATATACATGACATTACAACTCCCACGATTGTGATTGCTAAGATTGTCGGATACGGCAACATTATTCTTCTAGCCGATAATAAATTAACATTCTCATAGCAGTTGACACGGGAAACTGTTTAGGGCCATAGTTTTGAACATGTTGATCATCTATCTTACACCAAGGGGAACCGGGTGGTATATTTCTGCCGTATGTCCACCAATGTGAACCATTATAACAAACAATTCCGATAAGTGCATATTTGTTTTTATTCAGAACAAGAATGCTTGAATATCCAACTGATCCATTAATTGATCTAACATGAAATATCATTACACGAGGAAATGATCCAATTAAATAATTTTTAGTACATCCTAATTTATTACATTTTTCACATTTCCATTCTTCAATTTTTACTGGTGTAACAACATCTTGAATACATTCTAGAATAGGTGTATCTAGTTTTGTTGTAGTAATATCAAATTCAATTACACTGTCTTCCTTTACATTATTTTCAGGACATGATTTACACTGAATTATTGATGCAGTTTTAAACCTACATAATTTATCCAAAAAAGGAATTTCATCACACAAGTGTTGAAGAAGCTCGTGGCTATCACCAATACCATCTCCTGCAGGCATATGATGGGTTTTTACGGACTGAAAGAATTCCTTTAGACCTTCTTTGCCTCCTGTTTTCCAAATTTTACATAAGCACTCGTCCAGAACATTATTTGTTTCAAAAATACCATTATCATAACGGGTTTGTACATCGGGAATTCGGAATATTCCTTGTAAACAAGCATTAACCCAACAACTTCCTCGAAAGTTTTGGAGTCCGAACATACTTACTTCTAATGCTGGAACTTAGAGAAATCTGTTAAAAAGGGTTGAGGAGGACCTTCCGTGGGAAATGCCTTTTGTAGATCCGGATTGAAATCGTATGTCTCATCATCTACTTGATCTGAAGCATGCTTTCCTGGAATTGATTTGTTCTTTGTACCGGGAACTATTGAAATATCCGGTCCATATATATCGGGATATGTGCCAGATGTATCAGTTGTTTTAGACTTATTTCCGTTAGGAGAAGTTGGCGGTACTACCTTTTCTGCTTTAGGACCATAAATTTCTAATTCAGACGGCTCGTCCTTCTTTTTCTTTTTTACTTCAGGCGTTCCGTGAGTTTGGAGAGCACTTACTAAATCTTTGTTAGTCATGCGTTCGACGCGATATCGTGTTACAAAAATAACTACTGCAATAAGAACTACAACCCCCAGTAAAAAAATAGTATCATTAACCATTCTTCTCTTTACTCAAAGCAAAGAAATCCCCTGAAAGAGTTTAAAACAATATGTTTAAATATACCTTATTGCTAAAGTATAAATAAATGTCGCTAGTGCGATATACTCCTGACGGAGGAGTCTGTAACCTAGGAGATCCCGCAAAACAACCTGGCCCTGAAGGGGAGACTGGTCCTGTTGGTGCAAGCGGTGCAAGCGGTGCAACAGGACCTACAGGTGCTACAGGTGCTGCTGGACTAGGAGGAGCCACTGGAGCCTCGGGAGCTATAGGAGTAACTGGTGTTACTGGACCATCTGGACCTCCTGGACTAGGCGCTGGCAAAATTTTTTATTTTGATACCAATGGTGCAGATACTTATGCATTAATCTCTGCTCCGGTAATTACTGGTCAAATAGATCAACCTATAACATTTACAAATTCTGTTGGTCCATTTATTATTGATCCTTCTCTAATAGAATATCCAAACCTTATTGGAGGACTATGGAATATAAATATATACGCAAATATCGAAACTACTACAGGAGGTACTGCTACATTATATGGAGTAGTTCAACCTTTTACAAACACAACAGGGCATACTCTTATTGGTACAGGAGAAGGATCTCCTATACCGATATCATCCACATTAGGATTAGTTACAAACATTATACCCGTTTCTAATTATACTCTTGATATAGATCCAGATCAGTCAAATACATACGGGATTACATTATACGTTACTATAACCGGAACTGCAACTGTACATCTTTATTATAGAGAACATACGTCATCATATGTTGTAACAACTTTAGCAACAGCACAAGGTGTAGGCGCTGTACAAAATGGAACTTCTGGCCCTACAGGACCTACGGGTGTAAGAGGTTCCACAGGTGCTTCAGGTGGCGTGGGAGCTTCAGGTGTTACTGGACCTACAGGTGCTTCAGGTGCTGAGGGTCCTACAGGTCCTAAAGGTGATGCGGGTAGTCCAGGTGGTGCTACAGGTCCTTCAGGTCCTACAGGTGCAAGCGGTGTAACGGGTCCTACTGGAGCTTCGGGTGCTGCCGGTTCTACAGGTGCTTCAGGTGTTGAGGGTCTAACTGGGCCTACAGGTGCTTCAGGGGTTACAGGTATAACTGGACCTACAGGTGCTTCAGGTGTTGAGGGTCCTACTGGACCTACAGGTCCTAAAGGTGATCCGGATGGTCCAACGGGAGCTACAGGTCCTAAAGGTGATACAGGTAGTCCAGGTGGTGCTACAGGTCCCACCGGAGCAAGTGGAGTAACCGGTCCTACTGGAGCTTCGGGTGCTGCTGGTATAACAGGTCCTACGGGTGCTTCAGGCGTTGAGGGTGCTACAGGCGCTAGTGGAGCCGCTGGAATTACAGGACCTACAGGTGCAAGCGGTGTAACGGGTCCTACGGGTGCTTCAGGCGCTGCTGGTATAACAGGTCCTACAGGTGCTTCAGGTGTTGATGGACCTACAGGTGCTTCAGGAGTTACAGGAATTACAGGACCTACGGGTGCAAGTGGAGCTTCTGGTTCTACGGGTGCTTCAGGTGCTGCTGGTCTAACCGGTCCTACAGGTGCTTCGGGTGTTGAGGGTCCTACGGGACCTAAAGGTGATCCGGATGGTCCAACGGGAGCTACAGGTCCTAAAGGTGATACAGGTAGTCCAGGTGGTGCTACAGGTCCTAGTGGAGCAAGTGGAGTAACCGGTCCTACTGGAGCTTCGGGCGCTGCCGGTTCTACAGGTGCAAGTGGAGTAACGGGTCCTACTGGTGCTTCAGGCGCTGCTGGTATAACAGGTCCTACGGGTGCTTCAGGCGTTGAGGGTGCTACAGGCGCTAGTGGAGCCGCTGGAATTACAGGACCTACGGGTGCTTCAGGTGCTGCTGGTATAACAGGTCCTACGGGTGCTTCAGGTGCTGCTGGTATAACAGGTCCTACGGGTGCTTCAGGTGCTACTGGTTCCTATGTAATATTTTCGCCTACTGAATCTGGAAGTGTAAGCAGTTCTAGTTCGCAATTGATGGTGGTGAATTTATCGGGGCAGGCACAGTATGTATCGGCAGGCGCTGTACTTTTTGTATCTAACGCGAGTCCTACAGCATCAGGTTATGTTACGGTTGTTACTGTAGAAACAACTGGATTTACGGTATCGTGGGTAGGAACAAATTCTGCTGCCACTGTTCCCTGGACAACTGCTACGAATGTTATTTTGGCAGGACCAGGTGGTGCTCCAGGTCCTACGGGTCCTACAGGTCCTTCTGGAGGTGGTGGAGGCGGCGGTGCTGGAGCTACTGGAGCTTCGGGAGCATCGGATATAGAATTTTATACCAGTAATTTCTTATACCCCCCACCTGCGCCACTTGGTCTTACAATTGATAGTACTAACTCATCGCAATATGTTAATGTATATTGGCAATACCCTACACAAATTAAAGCAGGATTTATAAGTTCAGGGTTATTACCAGTAATTACAAGTTTTTCCGCAAAATTGGAAGGTGTTACGTATAATTCATTATCAAATCAAACCGTTACATTACCTACAACCAATTCAAATTTTGTATATCAAATTGGTGCTACTGGGCCGATTACTCTTTTACAACTGGTGCCCTTTTCTGGAACAACTACAGGTCCTACAGGTGTAACTGTTGGAGCGACAACATACGCAGGGTACAAAATTTATGATACCATGTTTGCATCAATGATTGATAGTGCTGGACTTATTCGAATTTATTATAATAATTATAACACAGCTACTGGCCCGTTTACGAGTGCAACAGGTCCTATTACATTTAATATTGCACAAGGCCCCCCAACAGATCCATCAAGTCTCGCCGCAGTTAGTACCAGTAGTGGAACTGGAGGAAGATTTTACCAAACGGTTAGTTTTAATAAATCTACTTATGCAAATAGTTCAAATACCTCCGACACAACTGCAGTGGTATCAACGTATCAGTATACATATGTATTACAGTCTACATCAAATCGTTACGGAGGGGCAACATCAGGACCTACTGGGCCGCGTACAATTACAGTAACAAATCAGGCAACTGCGTCATATAGTGAAAGTGTAGTTTTATTTAACCCTGGATCAATTTATTTGATTAGTTTAACGGCAACGAATGGGTATGGACTTACATCTACCCCTGCTGTTACATTGACAACTACATTAACAAATTATCCCACCGCACCAGTTGCTACAACATTTGTACTGCCTTCAAGATATCATGCAAGTGTGGTCAATGTTAGTAACGGTACAACTGTAACAAGTAAGGTTCTGAATACCTACACAAGTTGGCCATCAACTGGTACATTTATAGCTCCTATTCATACAACGGCAAACAGAGGTTCGACGAGCTCTAGTTTATCCACACTTGTTTATTCAATTACAGGTACCGCTCTTGCCGGAAGTCCAACATTTCCCACAATTACATTTAATGGATTTGGTGTTTCTCCCGCTTCCGTAACATCTGGATCGACAACATTACTTACACCAACTGTTACTGTTGCAGATGCGTTTACAGACGCACCGAGTCAGGGATTTTATTTGCAAGGATCAAATTCATTTACAATCGATCTTACAAATACTACAAATTTCAAAAATAGTAACAGTCTTTACACTATAACAACCACTGCAGGATCATCGGCGTTCTCAAACACATTCTATTATGATGATATAAGTGGTGCACCGACTGTAACATCTGCTCTTATTACCCTGGGTACAAATTCACCAACAACTATATCGGGATTAAGCGTATACGGGTTAGCTAGTACTTTTACGATTAATTTAATTTTTGGAAATATGGGTGATTATTTCTGTCCGGCAATAATTGCTCGTTATAGAATAACTTTAGCGGATTTGTCAGCTGGTACAATAAATGGAGATTATGCTAATCTTGGAATAGCTAATGTAACCGGCGATACCGTATCATCCGGAGTATTTAATTATGGCGGAACAGCTGGAAGTGTAAAATTCACAGTTTCCGACACGGAAAGTCTTGATTCTTACGCAGTTGCAACAGTGTCAATGAACGGAAATGCGTATAATATTGTAACGTCGGCTGGTACCGCATTTGACACAGCTTCAACAAGTACGGTTAAGTTAGTTATCGATCAGCCGTCCATAACTCTTCTAGCTTCGCTTCCATCTTCTTTACCAAAGGTAGGAGCTTCCAATTCATTTGTTCTTGGGCGTCTCATTCCGAATGGAACACTTGACAATACAACAACATACGTCCCTATTTATTATACGTCCACGTCAGATATCTCATATGCAGAAAGAACATATGATCAGACTGCGCTATTAACTGCAGTTGGAAATGATGACCTTCTAATAGCAGACGGAAAATTTAGAACGCGTGGTACTGGAACATATTATCGTGACTATAGCACATATTCAGCAAATCCAAATTATTCTGGTATTGCCTATTTATCGACCGATTACAGAATTGCAACCTTTGCTTGGGAGGTGGATCGTGGTGGTGCTAACACAGGAAATGGGATTTATTTTACCAATATAGAGTTTTCAATTAATTCCGCAAAAAATAGTTCTTTAGCATTTAATACACTAAACAGTACGGCGTATTTTACGGGAACAAGTCCGCAAATACCTCTTTTAATCTACTATAGAATTGAAGAGCAGAATATTACAGCGGGTGATAATCGTATTCCTAATAATAATTCATCATATTTAACATCCGATTGGATTAATATGAATCTCGGTACTACTGTAGGTTCATATAATAATAAATCATCAACTCAAGCAGTGAGTCCGTATGTATACGGTCTATTCCAAGCCGTAACCGCTACAGTTAGTAGTACCACAACGTATACATTTAAACCAGCCATTACTCAACCATCTCTAATTACAGCTAAAACATATATCTACTGTAGAATTATACTTCCGATGAATATTGATTTTGAATTTGCGAGTATATCGGCAAATCTCTACTCTGCATAACTAATAAATGGCCGATCAGCCGCAGACGGCATATGCCGTCGAGTTATTAACTAAAAAGTATTTGGGGTCTATTGATGCAAACCCTGGATTAACTTTTTTGTCTGAAAAACGTGTTTTTGCACGTCCCATTGTTTTTCCCGACTTCCAATTTTTATTAAACGAAATTCCATCAGTAGCTCCTGATTTAGAAACAGCGACATCATTTGATGCATACGGTGGTACTCGTCAAGTAGGTACGGGATCCTACTCTCATATTGTAAAATATACAAACGTAAGATTAAACACTATAAAACCCGGAATATCATTTTGGCTAGGAACCAATGCGAGTAACGTAAGATCAACTAATATACTTTCACAACAAATTCCGTTCAACTACGATCCAACTACTGGGTCATATGCGTTTTCGGTATTTATTGACGGAACATTAGTGGTTCCATCTGGAACACCGCCGTATATTATGGATCAAGATGCTGGAGTTCTTGTTTTTTTGCCATCAACAAATACCCCTGGTACAACGTCTATAAGCACAAGTGCCGTTGTAACTGCAACCTATTGGAGATATGAGGGAACATTCGGTATTCCGGGGGCTTCGGGTGCAAGTGGTGGCGGAAGTACAGGCCCCACGGGTGCAACTGGACCTACGGGTGCTTCAGGTGTTACGGGGCCTACAGGCGCTTCAGGCGCTTTGGGTGTAACGGGACCTACAGGCGCTTCAGGTGTTGAAGGCATAACCGGACCTACGGGAGCTTCAGGCGCTGCTGGTGTAACAGGACCTACTGGAGCAAGTGGAGCTTCGGGAGGAATCGTCTTGTCGGTTACAGCATCTAGTTCTGCTGCATACACAATTAATGGAGCAACTAATCCAACTCTATCGTTTATTCGCGGACATAGGTACATACTTAACGTAAATGCATCGGGACATCCTTTTTGGATTCAAACAGTATCGGGTGCTTACAGTTCGGGAAACATCTACAATACCGGTGTAACAAATAACGGAGCAGCTGTCGGAACGATCATATTTGAAGTTCCTTATGACGCACCTCAGCTTTACTATGTGTGTCAAAATCATTCATCTATGGCCGGTTCTATAAGGGTATCTGATCTTGGCCCAGAAGGTCCTACGGGTGCTTCAGGAGCTGCTGGTTCTACCGGTGCTTCAGGAGCTGTTGGTGTAACAGGGCCTACAGGTGCTTCAGGAGCTGTTGGTGTAACGGGACCTACAGGTGCAAGTGGAGCCGCTGGTTCTACTGGTGCTTCGGGAGTTACAGGACCTACTGGAGCTTCGGGAGTTACAGGTGTAACAGGTCCTACTGGAGCTTCAGGAGCTGCCGGTTCTACAGGAGCAAGTGGTGTAACAGGACCTACTGGAGCTAGTGGAGTTACAGGAGTTACAGGACCCACAGGAGCAAGTGGTGTAACAGGTCCTACTGGAGCTTCAGGAGCTGCCGGTTCTACAGGAGCAAGCGGTGTAACAGGTCCTACTGGAGCAAGTGGAGTTACAGGTGTAACAGGCCCTACTGGAGCTTCAGGAGTTACAGGACCTACTGGAGCTTCAGGAGCTGCCGGTTCTACAGGAGCAAGTGGTGTAACAGGACCTACCGGAGCTTCAGGAGTTACAGGAGTTACAGGACCCACAGGAGCAAGTGGTGTAACAGGACCTACTGGAGCAAGTGGAGTAGAAGGCGTAACTGGTCCTACTGGTGCAAGCGGTGTAACAGGTCCTACCGGAGCGAGTGGAGTTACAGGTGTAACGGGTCCAACGGGAGCTTCTGGTGTAACTGGACCTACGGGTGCATTTGGAGCGTCACTTTTTACTCTTGTGGGGACGGGAAGTACTCAAATTCTTTCACCAAATTCTTTTCGGTTAAATGCACAGGGAGATACAGCATCTTCAAGTGAAGAATTTTCTGTTCTTGTAAATGGCGTTTATATGCAGACAATCCTACCTGCTACACAATACGGAGACGTTGTCGTAATTAAATTTCAAGGGCAAAGTTCTTCCGGATACTATTTTTCACTAACGGGATCACTCGGAAACGGAACTTATGGAATATCACTTGAGTATGTTAATTCAATTGGTACCATAACATCTATTAGCTCATTTAATTACAATGCTGGTGATACTTTATCAGTTTATTTTGAAACAACAAAACTACATGTATATACTGAAGGAACAGAAAGACTAAGTGCGGTATATGCTGACACTCGTCCTATTTTAGGACCCAGTAGATTTTTATGCACGTATACTTATAGATTTCAGAATGCCCCTACGTATGTCTTTACTAACGTTGCAATTTTTATAACAGGATTAAATGGCTCTACGGGGGCTTCGGGTCTTACAGGACCTACTGGTGCTTCAGGAGCTGCTGGTTCTACTGGTGCGTCAGGAGTTACAGGACCTACTGGTGCTTCAGGAGCTGCTGGTTCTACTGGTGCGTCAGGAG